TTGCCAGTGGTAAGGCCTTCGGGCTGTTTGTTACTGAATGCTTTTAGGTGCGGGCGTGTTGGTCTTCAGTAGGCGGTTGTAATTTCTTTTGGCATTGCCTTTTGCCGCTTCCTGAAGAAAGGCCGCCTCCCCTTCTGTTAGCTCGCCCTGGAACTTAAGCAACAGAACCATTCCGGCGGCCATGCTCATATACCTTTCAAGCTCTAGTTCAGTTCCTGCGATTTCCATATTCTGGAATGCTCCGCCGAGCGGGTGGTATCTGTAACGTTTCCTGAATTCTTCACTGGTCATCATGGTGCCCTCTTTGTGGATCGGTTGGAGCTGAGGGTTAATCCTTCAGCCCCAACAGCAGTTCTTCACCGTCAGCGTTCACGCGAACCTGAATTTCGCGCAGGATTTCGAACATGAAGGCCTCAAGGTGTGGAGCAAGGCCGTCACCGTTGACTTTAATCAGGGCGTCACCTTTGGCGAGGTTGCGGGTTTTCTGTTTGGTGTACTCTATTTCGGCTTCCGTTTGCTTTTTCAGCAATGCAGCGGCATCTTCACGTATTTTGTTTTCCTTTTTAATTTGGTCTGTGATCCCCCACTTCTCCCGAAAACTGTCAGCATTGGAATAGAGGTCGAACAAGCTTCCAACAAGCTTGGTTGATTCACCGAAGGTGCTACCGATAGTTTCAGCAAGGGCAACCACTTTTTCGGCATTAGCTTCTGCCTCCGCAATGTTCAGGCTTACCCTGCCTTCAATCAGCGCTATCTTCTCGTTGCTCGATAGTTTCTCCATCTGGATATAATAGTCTTCGCTCTTTGCAATGGCCTTTTCGGTCTTGCTGGCGGTATCGTCCAAAGACTTGCCGGTTTTGATAATGCCGCCGCTCCAGCTGTTTACCTTGCCGGTAGCCTGGTCATAACCGAGCGCCAGGGACTTGTTATCCTTCGCCAGTTGCTTGGTTGTGTACCCAACTTCGTCCAGGGCGCCGCCGTTCTTCTTAGCCTCGTTGGTCAGCCGGTCCAGTGCGTTCGATGAGCGGCCAAGGTTCTGTTCAGTGCCGCCCATGGCATTGTCTAAATCCTTATGCTTGTTGGCGGCATTCACCAGCTCGTCAGCGTAGTCCTGCCAGGAACTTTGTGTTTCCTTGGTGGCTACCTGGGTATCCTGAAGCTTCTTTGCCAGTTCATCGTTAATGTTCCGTAGGTCCTGGGTATCCTTAACAAGCTTCTGTTGCGCTTCGGATACGGGCCCCATAGCGTTTTTTATCTTCTCCAACTCATCTTTGTTGAACTGGTCATACAGCCAGCTACCAATCGAAGTTCCAAACTTGTCTTCCAGTGGCTTGATGATGGAATCGTTGATAACGGTCCCGATCCCGTAGCCGCCAGCGAGGGCCAAGCCAACAAGCCCGCCTTTGCCGGCAACCGTTGCAATGGATTTAACGCTGTTCAGGTTGCCTATCAAAGCTTTGAAGCCTTGCGCACCTGCCAAGGCGGTCAGCCCTTTCCCGACAGACTCAAGGCCGGAGCCAAGCCCACCGAGAAGCGGCAGCACGGTATCAATTGCTTTTGACAGGCCCAGCAGCTCACCTACCGTTTTTTTAGTGGCCTCGTCCCAGCTCTGGAACTCTTCAATACCAGTGCCAATTGCTACAAACAGAGGGTTAAGCCCGCTAATAATCCCGCTGCTAACGTTGGTCAGGGCTGTGAACGCATCCACGATTTTTTGCAGCGCTTCCTGCAGGCCTTCAACCGTGGTCAGGTCGATCTCACCGAACACGGTGGCGAAGGCGTCTTGAAGCTCCCCGCCCAGATCGCCGAAGGCGTCCAGCAGGCCGGTCAGGTCTACTCCTTCAAAGGCTTCTGGTAGATTCTCGGCAATGATATTGATCCGGTCTGCTAGATCATCCAGGCCTGTGCGCAGGGCACTAAACAGAACATCCGCATTGTCGCCTTGCAGGGCTTCCCGGAAACTGTCTACCAGGTTGGTGGTAGCGTCAGTCACATTCTTTGTTTGGTCGATATACTGAAGCCCAGCGGTTGCCGCTGCCGTTGTAAAGGCCGCGTTCAGCTGTTTCAGCGCAAACTCCGCTGATTCTGTCTTGGTCTGGAATTCCGCCAGGGCAGAACCGCCGGACTCCATCGCAATTTTTAAGATTTCCTCTGACCGCTCGGCATTGTTGAGCACTGCCAGAAACCGGCTCATCTGTTCCGCGCCGGCAATTACGGTAGCAATCCGCTGTTTCTCGTTGTCATCAAGGCCGCGTGTGGCGTCAATCAGGTCATACAGCACGTCTTTTGTATTTCGACGTTCCCCGTTCACTTCAAGCTGAATGCCCAGCTCGTCTTCCAGCAGGGCCGCGCGTTCCTTGGTGGGCTTAATCAGGTTGGAGATGGCGGTTCTCAGGGCGTTAGCTGATTCCGATCCGGACCGGGTAACTTCTACTACCGGCGTCAGCAGCGCGGCGGTTTCCTCAAAGCTCAAGCCGAGGGTTTTCGCCACTGGGCTCAGAATCTTGAAGCCTTCCCCCAGCTGAGAAACCGAGGCCCCGGCGTTGTTGGATACACCGTTCAGCACATCTAGCAGGCGGGCCGCCTCTTCTGCCGGTGCTTGGAAGCCGGCTAGCGTGCCTATCAACAGTTCGCTCGATTGCTGTGTAGTGAGGTCCGCAGCGTTTACGGCTAGAAGCGACTGTTCCACCAGGGTCAGCGAGTCATTCATATTGAAGCCGGCTTGCCGGAAATCCGCCGTACTCTGGATTACCGAGGCTGCATCAACTCCAAACTGGCTAGACAGGTTGCTGAAGGTTTCCGAGTAATCGCGGGCGTTCCCTTCGCCCTCCCCCATCACCTTCTGGAGGTCGATCAATGCCGCCTCAAAACTAATGGCTTCTTTGGTGGCAAAGGCAAGCATGGCGGCGCCGGCAGTGACTAGAGCGCCTTCTAGCTTCAGCACGGTGTCTGCAACATCGGCCATGGGGCCGGTGATCTTGCCCGCTTTATCTGTAAAGGCATCCAAGTTACGGCCAACAGAGGCTATTGCGCCCCCGGTTTTATCTACGCCGCCAAATATCAATTCAATGGTTTTCGTGAGGTTTGCCATGGTCAGGGCCCTTCGTATGGCTTGTGTTTGGCCCCGCTGGGCTGGCCTGCCCGTGTGCGGGGTCTCCGGCCCCATTTAACATTAAGGGCCTGTGGTGGTCAGGACAGGAAATTAGCCGTGCTTCTTGTCTTGAAATCGGGGCGTTTATGGCGTAAGCCAGACCGTGATGGTAGGCGGCCTGTTTGCTGGCGGAAGGAATGAGGCAACCGTGAACCGGCTGCCTCATCGGGGGTTATTGTTGGTAGGGGTTGCTGTTGTTTACCACATAAACAACTTCAAACGTGACAAGAACAATCATCTCTTTCTGACCTTCTGCCGGGAAATCCAGCGTTGAACCTGTATAGCTGATACCTTTGCACAGCCCGCCTAATGTGTGGTCCGTGGTCAGTGCATCATCTAAAAGGCGGGACAACATGTCGTTCCCCTGAATGCTTGAGTTTACCGAGAAGTCACGGGCCGCCAGCTCGGCAACTTGAACCGTCACGGTGCAATCATACTTCCCGTATTTGTTTTTCTCCGTGGTTTCGGTTGGGTCCCAAAGCGCCCTTACGGGCAAGTCAGATTCGCTATCGATCCGCTCAGCACGGGCCGCCCCGATCCTGTCTGCAAACGCCTGAACAACTTGTTCTCTAATACTTTCTGGCATCAGTAGCCCCTCAGAATGTCATCTAGTTTTTTGTTGAACTGCTCTACCTGGTATTCAGCAAGTGATTCAGATAATTCGTCTTTAACGTCAGTGAACACCTGGGAAAGTGAAGGGCCGTAAAGCTTCAGTTTGCCGTCTTTTCTTTTCGCCAGGGCTGGGAGGTTTGAGTTTTTCAGCTTCGGAATAATGAACCACTCCGGGCCAAGCTTTAGCGGGGGGGCATTCGGCTTAATCTTTACCTTTAGGGGCTGATCAAGATTCGCCACAGAGAAATACCCCTTTTTGTACTTCAGCAGGGAGCCATAAGAGGCCCGGCCTGTATCTGGGTTTACTGCATTCACCCCGTATAGGTAATAACTCAACAGCAGGCCACGGGAGGGGGTAATAATCCTTGCCGTCATATTTCGAACGGTGGCCTTTCTAATCTCTAGCTTGTCCCGGATATAGGCCGCCGACAGATTCACTTGCTGCCGTATGGCTTTGCTTGATTCTGTTTTGCCTTTGGCGGCGGTGGCGTTTAGTGACCGTGACAACGCTTTGGGTGTGCCTGTAGTAAGGCCGGCCATTAGCATTTTCACTTTATCAACGCTGGCTTTATCAACTTCGACTTTCATGATTTGTTGCCTCGGTATGTTATAGCCGGCTTGTTGCAACCTGGTGGCTGGCGGGTTTTGCGGCTGTTTTTGTTAAAGGGGCGTTTATGGAGTAAATGCGTGCTGCATGGCTTTTGAGGTAATCCGCCAGGTCTAACGCCATAAAGAGGGAGCGGGTAGAAATTGACGTTTCCCAGGTGTCCCCAGTGTCCCCAGTTTCGATGAGCTCAAAAATCAGGCTAAGGGCTGCAACCGTTCTGGGTGATCTTTGTAAATAGTCCCTCATTAGTGGGGTTGCCTCGACGGATTTTGACTCTGACCAAACGTCAGCTTCCCAGGCGTTAAAAAACTCTTGAGCTTGGGTGTCAAATTCCGCTGTTCTAAAATCCTCAAGGGCGTAAAAGTTCAAAAAACAGGATTCATAAGCCGTATATATTTCGCTGTCTAGGGGCAGGTCCTGAAACTTGAAACGAGGCAAGGTATCAGGCCAAACCATAAGCTGGATGCGCGAAATCAAGCCATCATAAAAACAGTCTTCCGATACTGCCGCCTCAACAAATTGCGTGATTCTATGGATGCTTGTAGGGCCCACTACCGCTAGTGACCCGGTATATTCTTCTTTAAAGTTGTTGTAGCCCTCCGAGCCATTGATATAGATGGCTCGCGCATCTTCCGCTTCTTCATCCTGTCGGGACATGGTTCCTAGCCAGCCGGATAACTCTTTAGGCGCGAGCAATAGTCCGTCTGGTTTTTTTATCAACAGCTCTTCTAGCTCACCGGCTGTTGAATCATTGACATAAAAATGCTCCAGCTTCCGGGAGCAACTTTGTTCATTCGCCAGGTGAACTTCTCGCTGAAGGGTTCTCATGGGTGTAAGCGCTGAATAGAAGGCAGGCCCTGCGCCGGCCTCGTTGCCAACCAGGGCTCCCCACAAATTGGCAGGCCAACCGGGTTTAGTGTTTTTGTGTGGATAGATTAAAACTTTATTACCAACCAAAGCCGAAAGTGCGCACAAAGCTGTTACTGCCAGGTAATCAGGCTGGCACTGACGGCGGCTTGATTCATGTTGAACAAAATCACGTATTGGCTTTGGCAGTGCGCCCATTGGTAATGGCGCGGGTTTTGTTTCTGCCGCGTATGAATCATTCATAAGTTCACCTCGTTAGTTATTGGAACGTCTAGGACGACAAGGGCAGGTTAATAAGGGGCTGGGTGTAACTCACGGCAGGAACTTGAGTTGGTTTCTTGTCTTGAAATTGTGGAGAGGGTGGTGTAGCTGGCGGCTGCCGTGGGCCGGTTGCCCGGTGGTGTGATCCGGCAGGCTGCCAGCGGGGCGCGGGCTGGGGTAACTGCCGGGGTGGCAGGTGGGCACCAGGAACAGCAGCGTTCGGTTGGTGGTGATGAGGTCTGGCAGCTGGCGGCAGCCGGAAGGCCCGGAGCTGGGTTTGGTTCGGTGGTATGGCTGGCGGTCGGGTTCAGGGTCGGAGGCCGGCAGGGGCTGCCGTGGGCTGGTTCCCCGGTGGTGTGATCCGGCAGCGGCAGCATGGCCGCCAGCAGGGTCACGGGCTGGGGGTATCTGCCGGGGCGGCAGGTGA